TGTAAATTTGAAACAGATTTCAGATTGGCTAAATAAACTATTGACAACTGCACAAAAATTTGTTATAATAGTAAATATTAACAAGGAAACTATATTATGAAAGAAAAATTGAAAGACTTTGGATTTGGCGTAGCAACCGTCGTGTTAATTATTGGATTAATCTCAGCTCTCATCGGTCTCGGTGAATTGGTTGGTGCAACTTCTGATACAATACGACTTGCGCTTGCAGCTCCATTCTTCCTATACTTTACCTACCTCTTCGGTGGACTAACCCGAAACATTTATTTTAAGAAGAACTAATTATGTCTCTACAGCGTTCTATGTCTTTACATAAAAGAATCGTTCTTGACTTTGATGACACATTAGCATTTACATCAAATAGAGATTGGGATAATGCAAAACCCAACGTTCCTCTAATTAAAAAATGTAATGATCTATATAATCAAGGTTGGACTATTGACATATATACAGCTCGTGGTTCTATTTCTTGTAGGAGTAGAGAAGAAGCTGCAGTTAAGTATGGTCCTCAAATTGAATCGTGGTTAGAAAAGAATAACGTAAAATACCATGCACTTAGTTTTAATAAACCACTCGCAGCATATTACATTGACGACAAAGGTATTACACCTGAAGATTTTGTAGAGGCTGACATTCGTGAATTGGAAGGCGGCCTATCAGGCTCTGACATTTACACCGACGGTAAGTTTGTTCACAAGACAGCTAAGAACGCTCATGAAGCCGCACTTTGGTATGAGAAAACCGGTTGGGCAGTATGTACACCTGAGATTCATCGAGTGGTTGGTGATACGATTACAATGGATTATATTGAAAACGATCCTAATTTCTTCGAAGACAGTCCTTATAAAGCATTGGCGTTAATTCAAGAAGCTCTTGATGCTTTTGGTGATATGCCAACCGAAACAAAGTTTCTAACCTTTGATGATTATATCGCAAGAATCGTAGGTCACTGTGCTAATGCTGACCTTGAACCTTTTAATGACGTTGTTGAAAAACTATCTTCTATTGAATTAGAGTATGGTTATTGTCATGGAGATTTTGGTATTAAGAACATGCTGTTTAATGACAGTGACACAATGTACTTAATTGATCCTATTCCTAATGTATTTGGTTGTCGTGAACTTGACATAGCAAAGTTTATCGCAAGTTTAATAATCAATCGTTATGATAGTCATACTCAAGATCTTGTGATTAATACAATGTTGGCATATAATCATTGGATAGATAAGTATGAGTTGTTAACACTAACAGCAGCTGAAGTGATTCGAGTATATAAGTACCACCCAGATAAAGACTTTATCATTCAGTGTGTTAACGATCTATTGGATATTATCGACTATGCAGAATGATATATTCATAGTAAGTAATAAAATAGAACGAATCGAAAACCTTCTTGAGATGTATAATGTATACGATGAAGATACGTATATGAATTTACATGTTATCTTAGATGATAGGAATAAGTCATATAACGTAGAAAGTATATCAGATAAGATAACAATTCACTATGCAACTGATGTGATTAATAAAGTAAAGCATTTCTTTGATGAAGAGTGGTTGTTACGAATACTTGATGTATACGGAGTGGCAATAAAATGGTTAGTCTTTCCTTATGTACACGAAATATTAAACATTAACAGAGCAATGATGATTGATGACGATACGTTATTACTCAAGCCTGTTGACCATTACTTCTTTGAATCTTATGTATTCTATAACGAATCTGCATTAGGTGTTATGGGTAAGTTTGTAGAAACAGTACTTGATCCAATTTATAAAGACAAAGTTGATATTACTAAGATGAGATTCAAACCTTATTTTAGTATGAATTCTGGTCAGGTTGTACATACAAGAAACGATCATTATCTTGAGTTCTTTAAAAGAGCAGCCTGTAAAGATATGTATGTTCTTATTATGGAAGGTGTACACAAGTATAAAAACAAAAAAGGTTATGGTGGTTCTGTTATACCAAAGTATGGAACTCCAGGTAATAACCGATCTATGGGTGGAAAGTTTTGGTGTATAGAACAAAACATATATGCAATTTATTATAAATGGTTATCAGAGAATGGATTTGAGGTAAGCAGGTTTGGTAGTGACGTACGTATTTGGACTACGGTTCTAAAACTTGACGCAGTGTTAAATTTTAAATCCTTCCCTGCATATATACATTATCTACCAACTGATAAAACACCACTCTATACAGTGTATGCTAAACGAGTTAAAGAAATTTTGAGGGAAGAAAATGTTTCTAGATAGGAAAAAATTACCGGCAGATTGTAAGGTCGGATTTACATGTTCAACGTTTGATCTGTTTCATGCAGGTCATATTGTAATGCTACAAGAAGCAAAGACGTTGTGCGATTATTTAATTGTTGGATTATTGATTGACCCAACCGTGGATCGTCCTGATGCAAAGAACGCACCAGTTCAGACTCCATTTGAAAGATACATACAGTTATCTTCTTGTAAATATGTAGACGAGGTAATACCTTTCTCAACTGAACAAGAATTGGTTGATATGATTTTAACTATCAATCCTGATATTAGAATTGTTGGTGAAGAATACAAAGATGTTGAGCATACTGGAAAAGGTTTATGTCCTGTTCATTATAATCGCAGAAGGCATTCTTTCAGTTCGTCAGAGCTCAGACAACGTGTGGTCAATTCGGATAAATAAATTTAACAGAACGGCAAACTTTATATTATGAAAAACATTGGATTTGGAAAGATCGGTAAATCGGTCAAGTTTAAGAGGAATCGCTTCTCTCCCATTGGTGGAGACAACGAACCGTCTACAGTACTTATTGCACTCGCAAATAATAACCCAGACAAAACATTTTACATTATCGGACGATCTGATTTCAGTACTCTAAATGAGTCTGAATCATTGGAGTTGTTTCCCTTTGATAATGTAATTGATATTTGGAAAGGTATTAAAAACAAAGATGAAGATAGATTCTTTAATCACGTGATTGATTACTTTAAGAGTAGGTCAATGAAATTAGACTATACTGTTTTAATGGTTGGTCAAGTTGGTACAGTTACGATCCCAGGCAAAATTGAACAAGTTAAAGATCGTACACTTAAAGCTTCTGTGATTGATATGACAAAGAATTATACGTCACCAATTGCGATTTGGATTAACGAAGAGAATCCTGATTATGTTGAGATTGTAAACGATCCTCGGTATGTTATGAATCAATCAAGAGACATATTCAATTTACCAAATATATCTTTAGGTCAATACGATTACGAATATAAGGTAAGTAGTATTAAGTCATATAAAGAACAAGATCGTTATGACAGATCAATGCCTTCAACATATGCAGGAATGGAAACTTGTTTCTGTATTAACTATCAACATACTGAACAGTTCAACTTAAATCGTAACGTTCCTTTTATGGTTATCTTAAACGAAGCTAAACCTTCAAGATACAATTTATTAAAGGATTGGGTATTAGATGAACATGATGATGTTGAGATCTATGGTAAATGGGAACATCCTAATACCGAAACAGACGCAAGGTTCAAAGGATCTATTCATCTTGATGATGTAATGGCTAAAATGAATAATGTTAAATTTACTTTTATTATTCCAATCGCAAAAGGTTGGGTAACTTCAAAGTATATTGAAATGGTACATGCTGGTGTGATACCGTTCTTACATCCATCTTATGATGAACAAGGGCATTTGCCAATACCAGATTTTTTAAGACCGAAGACTCCTGCTGAATTTAAAGAAAGGATGAATAGGTTATTAAATAATGAACAGGAGTATGAATCGGTAATTACAGGATTACGTAAACTTATATGTAAACCTGAATACTACGATGGTACATTCTTAAACAATAAAATTATGACAGCGATTGATAATGATTATGTTGCACCTAATGTAATGCAATTTGATAAGAAAGTAGCTGCAACACTTGAGGATTTTTTCGGATGAACAAAAAAGAAATAACATGGGCACCACTCATTCCACTTATTGGTGGCGGAAGCTTAGGAGCTGAGAAAGCATTTGGGAAACCACCTACAGCAATCTACTCTTATGGTGGGTTTGAAGATAACGATAGTCAATATGTAAACTACCAACAAAATACAATGGGACGCGATATTCCTTATGTTAAACTTGATGAAGTAGAAAACAGTGGACTAACGCAAGTTGATGTAGTTACAGGTACACCACCTTGTGCTGCTCTATCTCAATTAAATACAGGAACAACTACAGAGAGTAAAGGCGCAGGTTGTGCTAAGAACGAATTTATGTATATGGTCTTTCAAGATGGTATTGATAGACTTGGTGCAAAGGTAGTGATTGTTGAGAATGCTCCTGCATTGTTTACAAATAAAGGTCGTCCTGTAGCAAATAGACTGTATGAAATATGTGCTGAGCGTGGGTATTCATTATCCCTGTATAAAACCTCAACTAGGTTTCACGGAGTCCCTCAAGGACGCGACAGGACCTTTGCGATCGGCTGGAAGTCTGACTCTGCTCCTGTAATGAACTGGTATAATAAAGAACGAAAGGATTTTGCTGAATACTTACAAGAGATTCCTGTTGATGCATTACATCAAGATTTGATTATTAATAAGCATGTACCTAACGAACCATATTACAATTTCATTAAGACAAAAACCAATCGTGATGTTCGTGAGATTATGATTGAAGAGAATGTTAAGACAACTCTGAATTACGTTTGTAAGAAAGGTTGGATGAAAGAAGCCAACGAATGGTTCCACAGAACAGGAAACGAAAAAGGCGCTAAATACTCAGATCATGCCATTATGAAGTTTGCTGATAACAAAGGTGTATGGGATGGTTCAGTACATGTCTTCGGTGAATATATGAATGCAGTAATCGGTCGTAACATGGTTGATACAATGCATCCTAGTGAAGAAAGGTCATTAACGATTCGAGAAGCTTTACACATGATGGGATTCCCACCTAATTTTGAATTGTTGGGTGGTTTAAAGAAGATGAACCATATTGCACAGAATGTTCCTGTACCAACATCTGCTGATCTCCATAGTGAAATCGCCAAGTTCCTAACAGGTGATCTTGATATGTCAGAGTCAACTTATCTTCGACAGAACAACCATAAGCAATTAATGGAACATGACAAGAATGGTGTCGACACAACTCCAAACTTAGATGAATTCTTTGCATAAAACTATTGACAAGACTAGGAAAGTTTGTTATAATAGTATATTAAATTAAAGGTAAACATATGAGAAACGATTTAATCATCGACTTCGAAACAATGGGACAAGATGTTCATAACTGCGCAGTCATTGATGTATCTGTAATGGTATTTCAGTGGGACAAGTTTACATCTGATAATCCCTACAACTTAAGTGATGTATTCAAAGCAAAGAAATTTAAATTGAATGTGGCTGAACAAGTAAAGAATTATAATTGGGTAGTTGATAGAGGTACTCTCGACTTTTGGTCTAAACAAGATTCAGAAGTAAGAAAGAATATTGCTCCTAAAAGTTCAGACCTATCGGTTGAAGACTTTGTGAAACAGTTTACCGACTTTTTAATTGATTCGCCAAAGATAAACTATTGGTGGTCAAGATCTAATTCCTTTGACCCTGTTATTCTTGAAAGGCTTTTTAAGTCTCAAGGTAAAGTAGGTCATTTACAATCACACCTTAAACATTGGTCTGTTAGAGATACAAGAACCTTTATTGATGCAAAGTTTGATTTTGGTTTAAAGAAGAATGGATTCCCTCCTTGTGCAAACGAAGATAAGTGGGATTCAGTATTTAAAGCACACGATTCGGCATGGGACATATTGGCTGATGTATTAAGATTACAGTCAATCACTAGAGCAGAAAATGATATGGAGCAAATTACAGTATGAAGTTAGAAGTAAAGACAGAAGAACTACAAAAACAAAGACTCTTTATTGGTACACCTATGTATGGTGGTCAGTGTACAGGACTATATACCAAATCAACTAATGATTTAAGTATGTTATGTAGTTCTCACAAAATTCCAATGAAGTACTACTTTCTATTCAACGAAAGTCTAATTCAAAGAGCAAGGAACTATATCGTAGATGAATTCCTTCGTTCTGATTGTACTCATTTATTGTTTATTGATGCAGACATTGGATTTGATCCACGTGACGCGTTAGCATTACTTGCGTTACAAGTTTCAGATCCAGAAAAATACGATGTTGTATGTGGACCATATCCTAAGAAGACAATTGCTTGGGAAAAGGTAGCTGCAGCTGCTCAACATGGAGTAGGTAAAGAGAATCCTTTCGACTTAGAAAAATTTACATCAGATTTTGTTTTTAATCCAGTTGGAGATATAAAACAATTTAAACTCGCAGAACCTGTTGAAGTTGCCGAAGGCGGTACTGGGTTTATGCTAATTACAAGAGATGCATTAGAGAAATATCGAGATGCATATCCTGAATTGGCGTATAGACCAGATCACGTTAGGACAGAACAATTTGACGGTACTCGCGATATCCACGCTTTCTTCGATTGTGTCATTGACCCAGAATCTAGAAGGTACTTATCCGAAGACTACTTCTTCTGTAAAATGGCTCGTAAAGCCGGACTATCAGTATGGATGTGTCCTTGGATGAAAATCAACCATGTTGGTTCTTATATCTTTAAGGGTGACATGGGATCTCTCGGTCAATTAGGTGTTACGGCAACTGCAGATGATACATCTAACAGAAAGTCTTATAATCCTATTGACAAATCTAAATAAACCTGTTATAATATACAACAATAAACTAATGGAGAAACTTATATAATGAAATTTTCTAACGAAACCTTGACGGTCCTAAAAAGCTTTACCTCTATCAACAAGTCAATCTTGTTGTCAGCTGGTTCAGTTATTAAGACTATAACTCCAGAGAAAACATTGATTGCGATTGCGAATATCGGTCAAGAAATACCAGCTGATGCTTGTATTTACGACTTATCGCGCTTTCTTTCAATTTTATCTCTATATAATGACCCGGATGTGGAGTTTAATGATAAATACTTTATTATCTCGGAAGGAAAAAGACGTACCAAGTATGTCTTTGCAGATCTATCAATGATTCACACTCCACCAGAAAAGGAAATTAATATTCCTACGGCTGATGTTGTTGTGGATGTAACGGCAGATACGTTGTCTTCAGTATTGAAGGCGGCAGGGGTATTACAATTTTCAGAGATCGCGTTTGTAGGCGAAGGCGGCAAATGCTATCTGAAAGCAATCGACAGTGCCAACGACAACGCAGATGACTTTGGCGTTGAAATTGGGGAAACTGCCGATGAGTTCAGGATTATCATTAAAACTGATAACTTGAAACTAATGCCAATAGATTATGAGGTTACGCTTTGTTCAAAAGGTATCTCACAATTTAAAGGCGAAGGCGTCACGTATTACGTGGCAATTGATTCAAAGTCGACTTATAATAAAAGGTAATGAATATGAATGATGCAATGCAAAACGGCCAACAAGGCCAACAGCAAGAGCAGGAAGCTGTAATTACTCTTGGAGATATCTCAACGCTACTACAGGTCATTGACGTGGTCAGTACTCGCGGTGGATTCCAAGGGCAAGAACTAGCTGGTATCGGTATGCTAAGAAATAAACTCGAAGCATTCCTAAGACAGAAAGGTCCTAAGCAAGACGAAAGTGCTGGTGATGGTTCCGTAGATGTTGATACTAGTGCTGAAGGCGAATTGGCTGGTAAGCTCGTAGGTTAAACTACAGCTCATTTCTCGAGAAGTGGGGAAACTGTAAAAGGGGACCCCATGTTTTGACTCGAATTTTTTTATATTATGTTTATGGTGAATTATGATTGATGCAAAATCAAATGAAGTCTTATGGGTTGAGAAGTACCGTCCACAAATTGTTGATGATACTATTCTACCAAGCAAGACAAAAGAATCCTTTCGCAAGTTCGTATCAGACGGAAGTGTTCCAAATCTATTATTAACTGGTGGTCCAGGTGTAGGTAAAACTACAATTGCGAAAGCCATGTTAGAAGAACTAGGTTGCGATTATATCGTAAAGAATGGTTCTCTTAATGTTAATATAGATACCCTCCGATACGACATCTCTACTTTCGCTTCCGCTGTTTCTCTCACAGGAACAGGTCGTAAGTATGTTATCTTTGACGAAGCAGATTATTTGAACGCAGCAAACGTTCAGCCTGCTCTTCGTAACTTTATTGAAGAATACAGTTCAAACTGTGGCTTTATCTTTACTTGTAATTTCAAGAATCGTATTATCAGTCCATTACGTTCAAGGTTGTCTGAAATAGACTTCTCTATTGATACCGCTGACCGTCCACAGATGGCAATGGAATTCTTTAAGCGCGTTAAGGCAATACTTGAACAAGAAGAAGTTCAATACGATCCTAAGGTTGTTGCTAAAGTAATTGAGAAACATTTTCCAGATTTCCGTAGAGTATTAACTGAATTACAATCATATGCTGCATCTGGTAAAATTGATGAAGGTATCTTTGTTAATCTTGCTCAGGAATCTGTTGATGATCTATTTCGTTTACTCAAAGCAAAACAATTTACCGATATGCGTAAATGGGTTGCCAAGAACTCTGACCAAGATATGAATGAAATGTTTCGACGTATCTATGATGCAATGAATGGCAAAATTACATTACAATCACAAGCAGGATTCATAGTTACATTGGCTGATTATATGTACAAGTCCGGTTTGGTTGCTGACCAAGAAATTAATATGGTTGCATTCCTTACAGAAGTAATGATTGAATGTGAGTATACGTAATGATCGGTCGACTTGTTTGTTTTAGTTGTAAAGCTAAAACTTCAAAGAAGAAAGCTTATACGGTTGAAATGAATACATCAGAAGGTAAACATACGGTTACTCTTTGTGAACCTTGTGGTAAAGACTTTGATATAATAGCAAAAGAAATAATAGAGGTACTCGATGAAAGACCTGAACCCATTTGATTTTATGAACGCTGCGTCCTTTTCTAAGGAAGATCTTATTCGTAATAGCGATATACCTGAACACACTGAAAAGATGTATACGCCTTATGTAGTGAACCGTGGCTTTACTAATTTTGAAGACACCATCTTACATGCAAACGAAATGAATATGCGTCATAGTTTATTTGATGCAGCTCAGTTTGATTATTATAAAGCGGTACTTCGTAAGCGTAAGAGATTCTCTAAATGGCCAAAGGCCGATAAAGATATAAACCTAGATGCAATACAGGAAGTGTATCAATGCAACCGTACAGTTGCGAAACAATATCTTAAAGTATTAAACAAAGAACAGCTTGAAACTATCCATGATAAAATTAATGAAGGTGGCTAAGATAGGATTATTATAAATAATCTTATATGGTGTAAACCATTGCCACTAACTATAATAATTAACAGGTGAATATTAATCATGGACACGGATATTTTCAAGGGAGTAGGTGTCGAAGTTGAATTACCCACGCAGGATTCTTTCCTCAAAGTAAAAGAAACTCTGACTCGTATAGGCATTTCAAGCCGCAAAGAAAAGAAGTTATACCAATCATGTCATATCTTACACAAACAAGGTAGGTATGCTATTCTGCACTTTAAAGAATTGTTTATTTTGGATGGGAAACACAACACGTTATCAGAAGAAGATATCTCTCGTCGTAATACGATTGTTAACTTATTAGAAGAATGGGAACTTGTTAAAATAGTGGATCCTTCAAAGTCAGCAGATCCAGTTGCTTCTTTAAATCAAATTAAAATCATTTCGTTTAAAGAAAAGAACGATTGGGAACTAACAGTCAAATACAATATCGGAAAGAAATAGTTGACATTTCTCTAAGATTGTTGTATAATTAAATTTGCAGGGACGCAGACGCGTATGCAATAGTACAAGGATGAGGCTCTATGTGTACAGGATCGGGGCGTTTCAACACACATATCGCAATCGTGTTTAAAAGGATAACACAGGACGGAAGTACAGCAAAGAACAGGAGATCTGACTATGCATAAGTTATTCGCATTAGTAGCAGTAGTTTTGTTAGCAGGATGTAGTTCTTCGTCAAGTGTATTAGACGGAGCAACTGGCATTATCTCTGGTGTAATTAAAGACGTATCTGATGTAACAACATATACGCTTGATACAGCCAGTGATGCAGTTAAAGCAGCAACCAATACAGAAGAAAAGGAATAAATTTTTAGACAAGGATGTCTTCCTTCGTTATAAATAAATTTGTAGGATGCCGATAGGGTCTTACAACTAACCGATGGGTATAAACCATCAGATAACAATTAATCTTGCTTAATAGGAGAATAACATGACTGGATTAAATATAAATCAACTGCACCCGTTTGCACTCGGATTCGATAGAGTTTTCGATAGACTGGAGCAGTTCCCTCAACACCAATCTCAAGGCTTCCCGCCTTATAATATCAGAACCGACAAAGGCGAAAAGTTCTTTATTGATCTTGCTTTAGCAGGTCTTGATATCGATGATGTAGAAATAGAAGTAAAAGAAGATAATTTAACTGTTCGTTCCACCTGGGATGAAGCAGGAGATTACTTTAACGGCGGCGGTGAATACGTTCATCGTGGTATTTCTTTCAAGAAGTTCACCAGGAGTTTTACTCTTGCGGACGATATTGAAGTAATTGACGCTAACTTCAAAAACGGTCTTTTAACAATTGCACTGGAACGAATAATTCCTGAAAGTAAAAAGGCTCGTAAAATAAAGATTAATACTAAGAAGGAATTCTTAAAAGGTTAATCTATAACCAACCTGGGAGGCGCAATGCCTCCCATCTATAAAATGGAAACTATATAATGAAAACTATACCTAATGTAACTTTTAAAGTAAGAACCAGAAACGTAGAAACCGGTGAGTTCGATTGGACCCATCCTACAACGGAAGACTATTTTAAAAATAAAAGAGTAGTTGTTTTTTCTCTACCCGGCGCATTTACCCCAACCTGTTCAAATAATCAAGTCCCAGGGTTTGACGTACTATACGATCAAATTATTGAGAATGGTGTTGACGAGGTTTATTGTATTGCTTGTAACGATACGTTCGTTATGAATGCTTGGGCAGAAGATCTAAGAGTAAGGAATGTTAAATTTATTCCGGATGGATCTTGTGAATTTACAGCAGGAATGGATATGTTAGTCGCAAAAGACAATCTCGGTTTTGGTAAAAGATCTTGGAGATATGCTATGGTCGTAGACGATGGTACTGTTGAAAGGATGTTTAGTGAACCTGGTCAAGAAGATGATTGTGCTACAGATCCGTATGGAGAAACCGCTCCTGAAAAAGTACTTGAGTATTTGAAAGGAAAATAATTAAAAACAATCTCCGTGGTAGTAACAGCCGCCGAGCCGTTTATGGAACTCTTCGGAGTTCCTTTTTTATGCCATTTGACCATTCGGTTGAGTTACACCACTAAATCTTCCACCACCGCCACCAAAGACAACAGCATTAGTACTATTCTGTGAAGATACTCGATTATCAGAAGTCGTCTTGTACATGGTATCTCCACCTTTAGTATTATAAATATTCGTTACGTTTAAAACAACTGCTTCAGATACAATTTCTTGGTTGGCAGCTCTTTTACCAACATCCTTAAGGATCGGTGTGGCTGCCGTTACGTCTGCCGTAACTTCATCAACCGTATCATTTAATTTATTTGTTTTTTCAACTGTCGCTTTAACAGCTTGTATTTCGCCTTTTCTCAGTTCTAATGCTTTTCTTGTATAGATTAATTGTTCTTCTCTTAATAATCTTTCTTTCTTCGCGTCTTCAAGATCTTTTATAACCTGTGACTTACGTACTGACTTACCATCCAACATAACATAATCATCATATACTCTACTACTACCTCTTTTCTCGCTTGTTGTTTCGCCAGCCAAGCTAGCTTCTAGAGCTAAGATGTTAGTATCTATACCGATGTTTGAAGTTGTTAAACCATCAATGATTCCTTGTATTAGAAGATCATTTCCTGCTTGTAATTTTTTCTTATCACTTTCTGATAAATTATATCTTGAATTGCGACCCGTTTTATCTCTCAGCTTGTTTCGTTCATCCTTTAACATAGATTCCAATTCGTTAGGAATTTTATCTATATCATTTTTATAATCATCTATTGCGTCATAAGCCACTGCTCCTACACCACTGACCAAACCTATAAGTCCACCGATAAGTGCACCAGGCAGAGCGGTAGCTCCACCAATCAATCCAGTAGCTGCTCCGCCACCAGCACCAATCATTGTATCTTCAAGTATTCTTCCAAAGCCTGCTCTTTCATTTTCAAATTTAGTTAGTAATTTTTCTGTAACCGCTTTATCTTCAGCATCGGCACCTGCATTAATTTTTTTGATTTTATCAGTAAGGTCTATAGGCTCGTCATCGGCACTCATCAAATATGAAACGCCACCAATAACTACCGCTACTAATGCTGCAGCGCCAGCGCCTCTTGGTGTTTTAAGCTTTTTCACAAATCCCTTTAGTTTGGACTTTATCCCTCCTTTCCCGTCTTTACCAGGAGTATCTGTAGGAATAACATTAGTACCGCCACCACTATTAAGACCCATGCTTCTTGCCATAAGCATCATAGTTGCATACAGTGCTGCCCAGTCAAGACCAGCCATCAGCGCCAAACTTGTAAGCAAAGTCGCTATTGGATATTCCAAAGCAGTTTTAAGAAACCAACTATTTTTTAATTTACTAAAGACTTCTTGCACTGTGCCTTCGCCAAACAACTTATCAAGTAATCCAGTAACCGCTCCGGCTAATACTGGTATTATAATTGCCCACTTACCAATGCTTAATAACGTACCCCAAGGATCTTTCTTTATTGCCATGAATCCATCTTTTAAACCTTTGAATCCTAGCCTTAAGTTTTTCTCCAATACTTTGGCACCAAACATACTTTCAGCACTTTTTTCTTTATTTGCGATTGCATCCTTTTTAGCCTGAGCTCTTCTTGCCAGTTCAGCATCTTTTTCTGTGTCATTTAAACCAACTAAGCTTTCATCAATATTTTTGAGTAGTGCTTCGTTTCCTTCCCAAGAATCCGTTAAGACTTTAGCTGTTTGTTCAGAGCTTATTT